GGTTCTTTCATGATGTTAACAGTGTCGCCAAAGTTTTCAATTTCGCCAGTATAGTCGGTATTCGTAATATCTTCTGCAACCGAAGCTCTACGGAAGAACTTAAGAACTTTTTGGCTAAAAATTGAGGGAGCAAAATTACCTGACGGTAAGTTAGCGTACCCTGCAGCTGTTCCAAAAGCCATTTTCTTATCCTTCCTCTATTTGAGGTTAGTTATTGAGTTATTCGCCCTTCTGCTCGTGCTAAATCTATTTCTTTTTCAAGTTTTTCAAATTCCCACGATTTCAGTTTGGCGATATCATCCATCTTCCAAATCTTTTTGTCTCCACCTTTTTCACCAATTACATCTCTTGCTTGAGGAGATTTAATTGAAGTTGCTGCAGAAACATCTGGTTTCTTAGATGTTTTTTTCGTAGTGATCCCCATATCTGCTTTATACAAATCAATCACACGAGAAGCTAAACGAGCATTAGTGTTGTTTTTTAAAATACCATCACTAATTGATTCGGGTTGTTCATTTAACCAATTTAAGAATTTTTCATCTCCTTTAATATCTTCAAAATCGGGATGTAAACTCTTTAGTTCACGGTAAGCTACCTTAACCAAACTTTCTTTTTCACGAGCCTTAATTGTTTCAAGCTCACCTTTAAGTTGTTGAGATTGTTCATTTGCTTTCATAGATGCAATAGTTTGAACAACATCATAAACGTCTGGGTATTCTTCTTTAAACCTTTCTAGCTCTTCGGGAGTTTTTGGTAGAGTAACATTGTTTTGAGTAGCTACCTCTTGCATTTGTTGCTCCTTACTTTTAAACTCCTGTATCTTTTGATCGTAGTGACGCTTAAGATCATCATAACGTTTTTTATAGTCATGTTGTTCTTTAGGTGTCTCTTCGGGTTTTTCGCCAGATACAAAACTTGTACTTTCCTCTTGAGTAGCTACTTCTTCTTCTTCTTGAGTAGGGTCTTGAGCTAGTACTTCGTCATCTTCGTCTTCTTTATCCACCTCTTCACGATATTTATTTTTATAAAGATTTGGATTATTAATTACTCCAAAGGAGTCGTTTGGTTTATTGGCTCTTGAGCCACGAACTTGTTTTGCCATTGTTTTTACCTCATATATTGCAGTGCCACATGGCTGTGGGTAGCTGCTTCGGATGTCAGGGCCAGTGATATTACTGGGTAGCTGACGAATTATTATCAAGATTTTTTATTTGTACTTTATCTCGTAATATATTGTAGACATCTTCTCCATACTGTTCTCCCTCGCCGTATGATTTTAAGAAGGGTCTAATTCCTTTATTTTTATAATCTTTTAATTTCTGCCTTATGACTGCGTCTGCAAGTTTATTATAATATTTTTTATGAACCTCTTGAGGTATAACTCCCTGTCCTAATCTGCCTAATTTAGTTTTTACTTTTTTAGAAATTTTATTTAAAGGTATTTTCTTACCATCTCTGTATATAGCTTTATGTAATTCTAAATTAACTTTATCTCTGCCTTGTTGTGCAACATTTTGTGTATATGCTTTTAATTCTTTAGGAAATTCTTTGTAATCTCGACTTCTATTTATAAAATCTTCAAGAGTTGAATACGTTATTTGCATTGTTCCAAATGCAGAGCTACCTTTGCCTGCTTTTGGTTTTACTCCTGTAAATATAAATCCCCTATCTTTGTAGCCTTTCATTTCTTTATCAAAAATTGCTTCTTTTATATCTCTTAAAGAATAATTATCAAAAAATCTTTCATCATTTGGAGTCATTTCAATAGGCTCATCAGATATTCCCGGAACAAACACAGTTTCAGATTTATCTATATTAGGGCCAGTTAAATTTAACTTAGGTCTACCAAATAAAAATCCTTGTCGTGAGTCTCCGACTCTCATACCTTCGTTTGCTTGATACTTGCCTTGATCTGTTGGCTCATCTATCTGTGACTTAAGACGACTTACTTCAGGTTTACCTACGTTGTTCATTGCTTCTAATATTCTGTATCCCTCTTCGGGATCGTTTGGATTAAAAGCTTCAATGTATTCTTTTGGAATGTAATTTTCAGAAGATGCTACAAGTAAAGGTACTTGTTTGCTTACTGGTATTGTAGGTTTTCCAACACGTATGTCAACCCCTTTGTTTTTTAAGTTAGTCTCAGCTTGATTAATAAATGCAAGTATTGGATTTTTAAATTGTTCACTAGTAGGTCCATTTATTATAAAATCATTCTCTCGTGCTTCAAGGTTATATCTGTCTCTTACTGTATCTGTTTTTAAAAATGTTTCATCAGGTTTTATTAACCCTACGCCTTGAATAGTTATTTTATTAGGAGTCTTTGAAGCAAATCCCTTATTTTCCCCACCACCATAAGCTTTTTTTATACGACCACCATATGCAGTCCAACCACCACCAAAATTATCAGAAGATTCATCGTTATCTACACTTGATGAGTCATCTAAACCCCCACCGTCATTATCGTCTTGGTCTGTATAGCTTGGAACATTTACTCCCGTTGGAACGCCTGTAATATTATCCATGTTAATTCCAACGTTAATACCCATTGGATTAACTTGACTTTGTTGTGCATCTATGTCTGTCTCTAAACCCATACTAGGAGTTGAAACATCTGTAAAACTTCCGTCTTTAACATTTCCTGCCCTGTTTCTTCCAGTGCTTGTTATATCCTCAATGTATTGCTTGCCAGATACAAATTGTTTGTAGTTTGTGGGAGTAACTTGTCCAAACTGTGCCTGTAAACGATTTGGAGAAAAAGCGTAATTAGCAGATGTAAAACCTAACATTTGTGCTTTTAAATCGTCACTTAAAGTACTATTCATAATAGTTTTTTCGTAAGCTTTTGTTTCAGGGGTAGGAGTAAAATTATCTGAGAAGGATTGTTGCATAGCTTTTACCCCTGCACCTACTGCTCCTGATTTTCCCGTGAATCTGTCTGTTATTTCATTTCGTTGTGCTTGTGATAATTTAGTGGGTAGTGTTCCAACTATATGATTTGGAGTTACACCCACAACTTGACCATTTACTAATCCTACGCCATAACCTTTGTTACCCAACCCAGCCATAGCAGTTATATACTCTAATTGTTTTAAATTCTGTTGTCCAAAAGTTCCTGCCATTGCACCCAAAGGTCCTGCCATACTTGCAAATTCACCCAAAGCTTTTCCCGGACTAGTAGCAAAGTTAGTTCCAAATATACCCTTTGTAACTTTAGGTCCTAATTGCATTGTCTCTCCAAATATATTAATTTTACCTGTAGGAGTGTTTGTTAGGTACGCACTTAAGTCAACTGGTAAATCTTCTAGTTCTATTTTTTCAAAATCGTCATCCCCTTGATCTTCGTAATCTCCTATCATACCCCTTTGATTTTCAGGTATATTTCTATACTTTTTAAAATCAGATGGCATAGGAAAGCCTGATCGTTTTTTTCTTAAAAAGGGAGATGCAATAGGTGCAATTATTAAAGGAGCAAATTTAGTAAGTGATCCAAACGTAGAATCATCGTCTAAATAGGTAGGCACATTTTCGGTTAAACTACCTAGTACGTCTGTTCCTAAAACTTGAGAAGCATAATTTTTTAATAACTCATTAAACGACATTTTTTACTTTTCCTGCTGCTTCATAATCAAGTTTTAAACCTTTAAGCTGTTCCAGTGAAGTTATCTTCCCCTGCAGACGGAACACTTCCAGTTCCGATCTGGCCGCCACCAACCCCTGAAGGGTCATTTGGATTTGCTCCTGCAGGTACTCCTCCAGACTGTTCCACGCTTCCTTGTTCCCCAGCAGTGGACTGAGCTTGCTGGCTTGCTGCTTGTTGAGCATCTTGTTGTAACCCTTTCAGTATTTCTGCAAAGACCTGAGCTTCACTAACATCGTTAACTAAACTGTCAGGATCAATGTCTTGTGATATTGCAAGTTCTCTCATTAAGTTTGGTATCTTAACAAAAGGTGCAAGTGTAGGATTGATTGCTGTTTGTAGCAAAGTAGTAAGTCTCTGGGTACGTACTTCTTTTTGCATTACAGCAGATGTACCACGAGGTTTAATTTCAAGATCACCTTCAATATCTGGAGCATCATCATTAAATTGCATGTTCCATTGAAAGTAAGCTTCTCCAAGTGGCTTAAGTAAATAATCATCTATGTTCTTTATAACAGTCTTAAGTGATAGACTAGCACTACCTAGTAGCATAGATAATCCTGAAGCAGTACGACCTGTGCCTGTTACTCCAGTTTGTCCGTGCATGATAGATGGTATGCCTGTTTCTTCGTCAGCTAATTGTCTAGATATCTGATACATTTGTATGTTTTCATTTGCTGTACTTGGAAACTTAAGACCATTGATTGCAGTTCCTGTTACGCCAGATTGTCTTCGGAATATCTTTCCGGGAAATATATCCATGTTCTGTCCGGGAACTAAACTTGCTTCATCTACGTCAAACACTAAATTACCTGCAAGTGCTAAGTTATCAATAGCCATTCTTACGTGACCATTCATAAGCATTTGTGCATCTTCCATGTTTTCTGCAACACCTACTCCCCATACTTGATATGGATGCACTTCATACGGTATAACTTGATAAGGTATTCTAGCAGGAGTAAACGGATTAAGGACACATCTAAGTACGTGATTACCACATACCCACGCATTGATTTGTACCTGATCTAACTCTGATAAATCATTAGATATATCCATGCCAATTTCTCTAGCAAACTTTGCATCAAGAACCCCCCAATATTCTAATACTTCATATCGGTTATCTACGTAGGCTGGTTCAGTATCTTCATCTCTAATAGTATTTTCATAATACTTTTCTTCGTAATTTGAACCTTTAGCAAGACACTCCTCAATAGCTTCTCTGTAAAAAAATGGAAGACTTATTAAGTTGCGAAGCTGTTGCCTGTTCATACGATGTCTTTGTATTACATACTCTGCATCGTCTATACTTGTAGCAGACGGATCAGGATGAAAATCCCACACCGATACCGATTCTATGCGAGGTACTAACTTCTCATAGGGAACATACTGTCTGCCTTCTTCTCCCTTTTCCCACTTATGAACTCTTTTGTTAAAGTTTAAAGGTCCTTTTACAACACCAGTTCCTAGTAAGCAAGATTCAAATATAGCGTTACGAAGCACGTTTACTGCACTTGTATCTAACAATTGATCGTGTATATGTTTTTCAAGATTAAGGGCTGTTTTTTGTGCAGGACTTATTTGAGGTTCACCTGCTAAAGCTGGGCCTTCTTTTAAAGGTGCGTTTTGATATCTACCTTTTAAACCTCCTAAAAAATCTAATCCTCTTGTTGCTTCAGTTGCTCCCGGAGGTAATTCTCTTCCATCCCCCTCATACCCATAAGGATCAGGAACAGCTTCATCTGCAGGTGTTTCTAGATGTGCAAACTCGGCTATACCTTCGGGTACAGGAGTTGGCTCAACAACGAGAGGAAACTTTTTGTTAGAGAATAATATATCAATAATCTGACCATACGCAGCAAGAACTTTTGTCTTTGTTATTTTTATAAAGACCTTTGATCTTTCTGAGTCACGATATTGTGTAGTAGAATCATACACGCCACGAAAGTTTTTAAAGGCTTGTAACCATCTGGTTTCAAATCCTTGTCTTCCGTTTTCAGAGTCTTGAAATTTAGATTTAATGTGTCCACAGAGTCCGGGCATTTGTTCCATAGGGTTATCTACGGGAACTTGCGTTTCATCTGCAGGTTCTAGAAAATTATCAGACATATGTAGTCCTTACTTAAAAGTAGTTTTTATCGTCAGCCATTGTGTTGAAAGAAGCTTCGACTGTTGGCTTAGATTGCTTCTTTGGGGTCATAGAATTTAATTCAGTTATCTTACTAGTAGATGTATCAAAATCTTTACCCTCACGAGTTAAAGGTGCATCTGGTGCGTTGTAGGCTGTTTTATCGGAGTTCATTACATATGAAGGTCCGTAGTTGTAGTTATTATTTGGCATTTTATGTTGCTCCTAAAAAGCTGTTTTGGTTTAATTGTCGTTCTGTTTCGTCTCCTAATTCAGAACGATTTGGTGGGGTTACAAACCCTGCTTCAACATCTGGCTCTCTACCAAACGTACTCATTTTGCTACCCACGTTTGCATCTTCTTGCATTATGTTAGCAACTTGATCTGTTTCTTTGTCTATGTTTATATTTGCATCTTGTTGAATTACGTTTTGCATATTCTGTAAAAAAGCATTTTGATTTATAGAGTCTTGTGATTCAGATTCCATGCCCATTTGTCGGCTAGGTATTTGCTGCCCAGTTCCTGTCATTCCAGTTTCACGAACAACATCAGCGTCAGTTCCTGCAGGACTTACGGATCGTGCTACCATGTCAGCAGCAATTAAATAAGGGTTAGTTCTTGTTACAGCATCTATTGCAACGTCTCTTGCAAAGGCTGCAGGTTGATTTACAGCTTGGTTAAATAGTTCAAGACCTATTGCACCACCTACTAATTTTACAATCGGCTTTCCAACCTTGTCAGATAAAAAATTTAAAGCGTCAGCACCTTTTTTAGCTAATTCGTTTTTCTTTTCAAGAAGATTTTTTTCTTTTACAATTTTTTTAGATTCTGCAATTTCTTTTTGTGCTTCTTGAACAACAGGAATATTTTGTGCTTTTTTAACGGTAAGATCATCCTGCTTAATTTCTTCAGTTAATGTCTCAGTTTTTACTTTTGTTGCTGCAAGTTGTTTGTAATTAACAACAGCATTTTTATCAATTTCTGTTGCTTCCATAGACAGTGAAAATTTTTCTTTAGGTAAAGTATTTATCATAGGGCCTAAATTTTTTTCAGCAAAATTTAATTTGTCTGGTGGTAGCTTTATTAAATCACTTTGTAAAACTTTTAATCTTTTTGTGTAGCCACCTATGTTTTCACTATCAACACCTAACTCACTCATATATTGAGCTAACGTTAAATCTCCACCTGCCTGCTTACCTAACAGAATAAAAGTAGCATTTGATTTTGCGTTGGCATCTTCTAACGCACCCCCAATGTCTGCACCTGCAGTATATTTCTCTACAACACCACTTGCTGCTCTCCAAGTTAAAGTTTTTCTTATGGGGTTGTCAGGTAGTATACCTTTATTCGTCAGATGGGTTTCTTTTAATCTTCTAAAGTCATAGACACTAAAATCTTTTGTTATAATACCTTTTGATCTCTCTTGGTAGTAATCATTTTTAATACCTGTCTTTTTTAACTCATCATTAATTACTTTGGAGTTTGCTTCGTAATTTTTGAATAACTTACCTTTACCTTTTACTTTACCACCTTCTTCATCAAATTGGTATCCCTCGTTTAATAAATAACTTTTTATAGCATCTAATTGTGGCTGAGGAAAATAAGCTAATTTTATTGTGACGTTATTATCTGTTTTAAAATCTAAATCACTAACTAATCCTGTCGTAAAATCTATGTTTTCTAGTTTTAAATTTTTAAAATCAGAGGGTCTGTACCCCCCAAGAAGATGAAGAACATACTGGAGATGAACGTTAGAATTTTTTGTTTTTAATTTTGCTCCTACATCTTTTACTGCGGCATAAGTTTCTTTTGTAAATTTAGTTGGTATTAATCTATTTTCACCACTTTCTATAGCATCTAAATTTTTTAACTCTGCAGGTGCAACAACCTTTTTCATTTGTGCCATAAATGGATTGGTTGTGCCTTGTGCTGTTATACCTATCTGCTCTAAAAGGTTTTTCATCGGACCCCTAAAAGTCTTAAAATCACCTGCTGATATTTCATCTCTAGTCATAGCTTTTGTCAGTATAGCCATTGATGCTTTTGTTTTATTATCAGCCATAAAATCGTTTAGAGTTAATTCACCTAAATCTGGAACTCTATCTAGTATTTCTAAAAATTTCTTTTTGTTATTCGCATTAGAGTTTTGTATGACGCTTCTCAAAGGTTGTCTACCTAAAACAACACCTCTTGGTTCTTTAGCTTCTGCTAGAATTTTTTCAAACTCAGGAGTAAACTCTATTTGCTTTACTTTTGCCATATTTTAATACCCGAATGTTTCATTTTGTACCTGATAGACTTGAGCCTTAATGCCATTAAGCGTTTGATGAATCGCTGCATACCCTGTCATTCTTGTCATCAACATATATCGCAGTGCATCGTATGCGTGATCTTCTGCTTTAGTATCTACGTCTTCGCTATTAGTTTTGGAAAGAGGAATTGCTGCCAGTTGTTTGACAGTGTTGCTACAATTAGAAAACACTCGTAATCTCGGTTCGTTTGTTCTTGGGTCATCTGCAAGCCTACGATGTATTTCCATCTTACCTTGTATTCTGTTACGATCAGACGGTGTCCAACGAACACCACATCTCATCATTGTTTCTGCTATGGAAGGTCCAAATCCTGTCTTATTCCAACAGGAGGAGTCTAGTACTGTGTAGTGGGGTAGAGGGTCTAATTGCTCTGCTTCTAGTATTCTATCAGCTAATTGTTCTGCTGTCAACTGTTTTACGTATAACTCCCGATAAATCCAGATATTATTATCCCAATCAATAGCACCCCAAAGAACGCAAGAAGGACTCGCATACCCGTAGTCAGCCGCCCTGATACGGGGCCAGTTAGTTGGCAACTCGAAGCTCTCCACAACATGTTTAACCCTGCTAAATTCTGGGAAGGCTGCACCATCGGCTACATCCCAATCCCCGTCAAGTAATCTTTTCCGTTCTATCTCTGGTAATGAACGAAGCATAGCTTCATATTGTCCATCTGCCATGAGGAACGGGTTGTCTGTTAGTCTCGCAGGAATGAACCTACGATAGAACAAAGGTTGACCTTCCTTTTCGTGTCCTTGCGGCCACGTGAACGGTCTACCTGTCTCGACATCTGCTGCAGGAAACGGTTTGTTGTGTTCCCCTATGTCAATATACATCTTCTTAATCCACCACCCACCGATTCCACCCGGATTCGCTGTACACCTCATATACAAACTTTGTTGTAACTCTGGGTCGGTGCTTCTCAGTCTTGATCTCAGGTAATCCCACACGTAGGGTGTTGGGTATTGGGTTATTTCGTCTATTCCTATCCAGTTGAAAGCTTGTCCTTGAAATCGGGTTACATCTTTGTCTTTGTCCAGATAGGTAAACCAGATTGTTGCTCCAGATGGGAAATGCCACGTTGACTTTGACTCTCTGAACTTTGCACCGGGAAACGCTTTGGGGTACAGTTGACGGGATTTGTCTATTAACTCAGTAAGCTCGTCAAGAGTACGCCTAAGAAGAAGACCCCTATGATTAGGATTAGTGCAATAACGAAGGGGGTCTGCCAACAAGGCGAAAGATTTTCCCCCACCAGCAGCACCTCCATAGAGAACATCTCTTTCACCCGATGACAGAAACTCTTCTTGAGGTCCTTCATTCGGCTGAAACACGATTTCCCGATTTCCCACGAGTTCTTGAACAGGTGGAGGAAGGCTTGCCAAATCGCCTGCATCGACAACGGTGGTTGCATCTCCCTTAAGAGCTTTCTCAACTTTGCTAACTTTCTCTTCAAGCTTTCTGGCATATCTTCTTTTACTTTCTGCTACTTTGGTTACTTTGTCTGCACGCTTTTTTGCGTCACGTAATCTTTTTTGTGTCTGTCGTCTGGCTTGTTCGGCTCTGGACAGAAAATATCTTTGCTTTGGTGCTTCGGGGTCTTTCTTAGGGCGACCACGTTTGGGTGCATCGGTCAATTACTTTTTCTTTTTCTTCACGAGGGTTTTACTACTTGCTCCCCCTGCTTTTGATCTATTCTTTGCTGCTGTTACCCCTGCAGCTATAGTTTTAAATCTAGGAAACTTCTTTCCTGAAGACTTCTCATAGGATACAGCTTCATTCCACGCTTTATCCCCTTTCAGATAAGTAGGTTTATTTGTTTTTTTATTAAACCATATAGTAGGTATGTTCCAAGCTTTACCTTCAGGTGATTTTTCAGTAACTAAATACTCAGTTGCTCTACCTGCACCTACTGTTTGCACTGGCTTGTGCTTTCTTGGGTTAAAAGGCTCTAAGTTACCCATCTATAACTACCTCTTTCTTCGGCGGCAGCAACACAATACCGTGAACTGCCTGTACATTTACGTTGGTTGTTTCCTGTTTTCCCAGACCAACCCTGTTTAGAAGCGATTCTGCAGCCCTGAAGCGTAGGTCGTCTCCTCTTTCGGGTACGGGGTTGTCTATTGTCGTTACTAGGCGTGTAGCAGCCTTAAAAGCGTGCATAGACAGTACGTTCTTTGTTCGATTGATTATTTCATCGGCTAAACTGTTCTTTAACCACGTGACACTACCCTTTGAGTAGCCTGCAGATGTTGCAGCATCGGTAACATTTCCACCATTCTCGAACAGATTGGTTAGGAATTGCTCCTGTTGGGGTGATATTTCACGTGAATTGTTTGTTTGGGGTAGTAA